GGCATCTTTACAATATGTTTATCAACGTGAGCTTCTGCACACGCATCTAAATCCTCATCGAGGTAAAAAAGATTCATAGATCCTCCTAGTAGACATATATTATACATCTACTAGATAGTAAAGTCAAGAATTATTCCACGGGTATCTCAAAATGATGTGGATTTATTGTGGGTGTTTTTGGTACATCTGCACCCCTACAAATATCAAAAAAGTTATTTGTAAGATCCTCATAGAACTCTCTATTTCCTCTGAGATCATCTACTTGAGGACAGCCTCCCCACTGAATAGGAACTCCTACATGCTCTGCAGCATACTGCATACACTGTGCAATATCTCGGTAAGGCTCTACTTCAATAATAGGGCGATTGCCTAAGTATGCAATTAAATCTACAGCCATTCCATAGAAATGCGCACTATGTACACCATCTTGAGTGGCACCTTTTGAAAATAAAAAATCGTGCTCAGATCTAGTGCGTTTACCTTCTAGCACTTGAAACTCAATGTCTGACATACCAATTGCATGTTGCACAATTACTGCAAGCCTGGAATCTAAAGTTTCTAGTTTGTTCCAAGATTCATCGTTTAAAAAGAATCTTTGATCTTTATACAATACTGCTGAATCTATAATTTCCATATTACATCCTATCTAAAATATACTCTGGATTTGTAAAAAGATAAGGATCTGTAGGACAATTATCTGTTTTTCCTTCTTCGATAAACCAGTCTGTAATTGTTCCGTTATCTACAACACAGGCGTATCTCCAAGAGCGTCTGCCAAATCCTAAGTTGTCTTTATCTACTAGCATTTGCATTTCTTCTGTAAACTTCTCGCTTCCATCAGGAATCATTTTAATATTTTCAATATTATTTGCTTTTGCCCATGCGTTCATTACAAATGAATCATTGACTGATACACAATAAATATCATCAATACCACGAGCATAAAAGCTTTGAGCCAACTTATCAAAGTTAGGCAGTTGATAGGTAGAGCAGGTTGGCGTGAAAGCGCCTGGCAGGGAGAACATTAAAATTCTACGTCCTGCAAAAATATCCCAAGTTGATACATCTTTCCAATCAAAAGAATCCCCTACAGGAACCCTGGTTTTAAATACTACAGAGGGCACACATTCTGGCAGACTTCTCCAGCCTGAAGTATCTTCGTACATACTTCGTTCATGTTCAGTGCAATGAATTGCCATTTATACATTCTCCAATCTTGTCATAAGCCTTTCGGCTCGGTTAGTTACTTGTCGATACCACAAAGAGTCTCGACCCTCTTTTGCTGCCTCTTTCCACTTGCCTTGAGACAGCATATTCTTCATATTCATGAACTTTGATAAGCGAGTCGCCCCTAAATTGAAGGCCATGTTTACCATTACTAGTTGTACTTCTTCTGGCCAGTTGTGCCATTGTCCGTAAAGTCGTTCGCAGTCCTTAATGGCACACTCAATATCTCGATCGAAGAGCTCTCGACTTCTCTCAGCCGTAATGGGTGTCCCGGTAGGTTTTCCAAACTCTTCATCTTCTGGCGTGACCAAGTGTCCGATACCAATAGTAGGGTATCCCAAATGATCTTCGTATACTTGAAGAACTTCGCCTTCATCTGCTTTAATTTCTTCGTATAATTTTTCACGATCCATGTTTACTCCTATAATCCGTGATTGCGGCTTTGATCGCGTCTTCGGCCAACACGCTACAATGTATTTTTACAGGCGGGAGTGATAGTTCTTGAGCAATTTGGACATTGCTGATTTCTCCTGCTTCGTCAAGGGACTTTCCTCTAACCCATTCAGTGAGTAGTGATGAAGAAGCAATAGCACTGCCGCATCCGTAAGTTTTGAATTTAGCATCTTCAATAATTCCGTCGGTCGATACTCGGATTTGAAGTTGCATGACGTCTCCACACGCTGGAGCACCTGTGAGGCCTGTTCCGACATCTGGAGCATCTTTGTCAAGCTTTCCGACATTCCTGGGATTTTCATAATGGTCTAGCACCTTTTCTGAATACATTTAAGTCTCCTCGGCCACAATTCTACAGTTCGGCCAGTTCTGATTTACACTGCAATCAACTCTTTTAATTTCTACTGTAGTGCATCCGCTAATCAACAATGCGAATACCAGTATATTTACTTTCTTTGTGTAATATATCACTTGCTTTATTTCTCCATACATTTGGTAGAAGTCCGTGTACTAACAATATAAATGCTACTTTCCAG